CGTAAGCATATGATAGACTTTTACCAGCGATGTATTCATCATCACTGATCTGAGAGTTATTAGCTCTCGCGTTGAATCTACCGAATGCTTTTCCCAATTTAGGTATCATTCGATGTCCGTATGCAGTGGGTACAAATCGCCTAGAGAGAAACTCACACTGCACGAGGTGTGTGTGTACCTTTACCTTGGCACTCATGCGTGCGAGTTTGGCGATGTACTCGTAAGACCTTGCGGCGCGGCGTGGTATCCGACCATTCCTCATCCTAGACAACATGTCGTCGCCTAGAATAAGGGTGTCGGCCTTAAGCCCATACCGCGAGCCGAAAGTAAAAAATATAGTGCTATTCCAAATTGAATTGCGAAATGTTGTGCTTGTCGACCCGGAAGGAAGCTGGTTCTTAACCTTGGCCTTCACTCCGAATTTCCTGTTGATGACCCTATAATGGTTGGCACGTAAAAGGCAACCAGCAAGCCATGCTGGCGCCCCTAACCGTACCATCCAAAGGGCCTCCAATTGTACAACATCGGCAACTTGTAACTTGTCATTACTGGAAAAGTCGCACTCAATGAATGGTCCGTCGCCATCGACGTGACCTACGAATTCACTGGGATCCTTGGCGTATGCCACAGTGAAATTCATAGAATTCTTACCACTATCCCTTGCTAAATCAAATGATTTGACTAGCCTCTTTAAGCACTCCTTGATAATCGGTCCTGAGATGCAGTTATGGATGTCCGAAGAGGCGTTTACAATTCGCCCTGCCCACGAAGGGTCATGGCGTTTCATAAGAAGTTCAACCTTTTCGAAAACCTCCTTAGCTCCAAACTCCGAATCACGATACAAGGCGATTTTGTCGAGGGCCTTTATCATTCGTTCTTGTTTAGAAGGTTTAAATTCCGAATTCCATTCACGGAAAAATTCGCGATCCCATATGATCTCTGGTAACTGCATGGGCACAGTTTGGTCCAGTAGTTTCGCAGACGCCTTGCGCACGTCTTTATGGCATCGCTGATCATTATTATAATTTACTCTCTTATTAAATGCAGCTAAGAAAGATTGAAATGATCCGTCGGTGAGCACCGGTGCATTATGCTCGAACAAGGGCCCTAAAATATCGTGGGGCATGTTCCTTGTCCGTTTACGTTTGTTATCTTTCTCCATAGAGTATACATTATCATAACTAAACGGCACAGCTGGCTTAAAATGCAAGCGAGGGGTGCATTTGACTCTCTTGTCAGTGTACCTCCATGGAGAACGTCCAATACCTCGTTGAAGGATTGGCATGGTGGTGGTAATATTGGTGGTGGTGGTAGTAGTGGTGGTAGTAGTG